TTTGTGTTTTCAATCTGTACGGGATGCATCGAGTCTCCTTAGTTGCTGGTCGTGCTGGTACTTCAAAATAATGTGGGCCATCAAATCGGTGGCCAGTTGTTGACAATGCTGCTTACCAAAGCGGTCCAACTCCCACGGCTCAACGAGCCCCACCACCCGGTCCGTCGCAGGCCGCTCAACCACCATCCTCAGGTTGGCCCGGAACAGCCGCCCCAACTCTGCCCCCAGTGTCTTGCCAAACAGGGACAGGAGTTGGCCGTCGTCCAGCAGGGCCGAAGCTGCGTACACGGCGCCGCGGTAGCGTGTGTAGTGGACGGCGACCCGGAGGTTCACCACCGCCTCTACCGGCCGCCCGGTCACCTCAACCGGCTGGAGCACAAAGCCGGGGAGGAGGTTGACTTGGATTTCCTGAGTAACTTGGCTGAGTAGTTGCAGCATAAAGGAGCAGCGGGGCGTGTGGCCCCACCACCCCGGGAGGAGGCTTAGGCTTGTTTGCCGTGGAGGTGGGGACGGGCGTCGTTGAACTTCATCTTTTCCAACACCACCTCAGCGAGCTTGAAGTTGTACCCACCCACGAAGTCCAGCATCCGGATCAGGGTATCCGCCAACTCCGCCTCCACCCCACTGAACTGAGTGACCTTGTCGTCACGGGGGTTGCCGTGACGGAGCGCCTCCGCCGCCTCCGCCAGTTCCGTCCCCATGAGGGCCAGCTGCTCCATCTGCGCCATCCGTGTCCACGTGCGGGCCTGCTCTTCCGTCAGCGCCTCGGGTGGGGTCCGTGATGACCAAAACCCCTTATCGCGGGCCGTGGCGTGGGCCGTGGCGGCGGCGGACTGGATGGCGTGGAGGAAGGCCTGCCGCTTACGGACCAACAGGCCCTGAAGGATCTGGTTGTCCTCCGGTGGGTTGGTTCTGGTGCTGCGGAGTGCCCGGCGGTGGTACTCCGCCCACGACAAGTGCGTGGAATCAAACTGGCGCGGACTTGACCATCCCTCCAACTTACTGAAGTGGCCCGTGAAGTGGCTGGCCCACTCCTCCCCCGTCAGTTGTGACCGTGACAAGATGGCGAGGAATAGTGTGTCGATGCGGTCCTGGACTGTCATTGTGGTTTCCTTTGCGGTTGGGAGTTGTGCTGGTACTGCTGTACTATCTGCGATCCGGTTGGACCCTTGGTCACGGTGACAACGTGGTCGAAGTCGCCGGCGTCTAGGGCGTGGTGGTCCACGACCCACACCTGCCGGTCCTCGGCCCGGGACCGCAAGTAGGTGATGACGTCCGCCACGCCCTCGGGGGTCAGGTGCTGGGTAGGCACGGCCCACACCTCGAGCGGGCACTTGGTCCCTAAGCGGGAGGTGATGAGCCCGGACATGCCCGCCGCGCCGGCGATCCGCAGCCGCTGGGTCTCGCCCCCCGACCACGCCTCCCACGGGACGTCCTTGTCGTTGTGTGGGGAACGAACGCTTACATGGAATCCCTTGCTCGTCCCGCCCTGCTTGTTTTCACGCTCGACTTGGAACTTGATGGACCACCCCTCCAGTCCTAAGGACTGCACTGCCGAGTTCACCTCGATCTCCAACTGCAGTAGTGCCTTGTCCACCACCCACAACCGCAGCGCCGCAAACCCCCCGTCCCAGTACCGGCACTGATCCGCCTTCTGGACCTCGAGTGCCCGCTTGTACTGGAGGGCGTATTGGTGCCGCTGGGTGACCATGCTGGCCCGGACGGCCTCGTAGAGCCCGGCATCCAGCGCCTCGACCCGGTCTTTGTGTCGGGCTACTGCTTGGGCGTGTCTATCGTGGGCCTCCTGTGCCCGCGTTAAATTACCCTTGATCCTTTGGTACGCTGCCCGGTGCTGTTTGTCGTCCTGTTGGAGTTGGGTTAGCCGCCGGTCCGTTTGGGTGAGCTCCGCCTCCAATGCCTCGACCCGTTGGTCGTATTCCTTGAGGGTGGTGGTGGCCTTGGACTTCTCGCCCTCAAGCCAAAGGAACTGCTGCTTCAGCTCTTCCTGCGCATGCTTGACGTGTTCCCGGTCCAGCTCACGCCGGCACGACGGGCAGGGCTGCCCCAGTTTCTTTCCGAGGGACTTGGCCTTGTCCTTGAGCTGGGCCATCTCCCGAACCACCCCCTCGATATTGGCCCGCACGGTCGCGCGGTGCTCCCGGGTTTCCCGTGACTTGCCGTCTACGACCCGCAGCCGGTCCCGCAAGTCGCTGGCCGAGGTGGCAGTGGCCTTGCCCTTGGTGGTCAGTGCCGCTAGCTCCGCCTCCAACGCCACCACATCCCCCTCGGGCTGGTCCTGCTCCGGTGGTACCAGTTGGTCCACCTCGTCTACAATCCGGGCCACCGCCGCAAACCCACCCAACACCCGCTCCTCCGGCCGGGCAAGCGAGACGTCCAATTCCTGTACCCGCTTCTCCGCCAACCGGACGCTCGTCCGGGCCATACCGCGGGCCTGTTCCCAGAATTCCAGGACCAGCACCTCTGACAACACCCGCAGCTTCTCCGCCGGCGACAAGTCCAAGAACACCCTTCCGAACTGGCTGTTTAGAGCTGTGTAGAACCACCCGTCGTAATCCACCCCCACCAACTCGTCCACCGCTTCCTGCTGGACCTGTTTGGCCACGCCCCCCGCGTTGTCCGGGCGGGCAACATCAAGTTGGTTTGGGTGCGCCCGCCGGGTAACGACTGTCCCATCCGTCAGCAGGGCCGTCACGGCGGGCTTGCCCCCCGTCCACGGGCGCACGGCTGGACCCCGGAGGCCCCTTGTGGTCTTGCCGTACAGGCACCACGTGAGGGCGTCAAACAAAGTGGACTTGCCCGCCCCGTTGGCGCCAAGCATTTTGTCCACCTTGTTATCCCCGCGGACCAGCACCAACCCCGGACCCTCGGGGAACTTGAGGGTGTGGGTGCCTTGGTAGGACTTGAAGTCGGTAATGGTTAGTTCTTTAAGCATAGACGTCCAACGCCTCCCGGACCACGTCGTGCGCAGTCGTGGCCCGGCCGGATCTCTTGAGGTCATACCCCGCGCCGGACAAGGCCCCCACCACCCGGTTCACCAAGTCAGCCCGCGTGTCCTGATCGCCCTGAGCAAGATCCAGCACCCGGCCCATTGAGTCTGCGTTGGCCACCACGGTTTCCTTCGTTTCGTCCACGAGACGGAACTGGCGGTCGCCGAGGAACACGGTCATCCGTCCCTGTATGTTCCGCAGGTCCAGTGCGGCCACGTCCAGCTGCAATCCCGCCACGGGCGCTGCCCCCGCCGCCAAGTGGATGACCGCCGACCGGACGGGCAAGGCGTCATGGTGCCCAACCAAACGCACGGCGATGTCGTTGGGCTCGCCCGCATCGCCGGTGATACTGAACTTATCCATCGTGAATCTCCTGTAGGGTTTCGTCTATGAGGCCACGACCAATCCGTAGCAGGTCCGGGTCCAGTGGGGTCTCCATACCGGACACAAACTCCTCAAACAGTTCCGCCGGCTCCGCCTTGGTGGCGTGGTACTCGGGCAGGTCCGGGTCCTCGTGGGCGGGGGTCAGCTTGAGGGAGCACAACACCACCCCCAACTCCTCCGCCTGTTTGCGGATGCGGTCCCGGTACTGCTCCCACTTGCTATACCGTTCCGGGGGGAGTGTGACCTCTACCCGCACGTGATCCCCGGTCTTTACCCCGCACGTCGACAGGTCCTTAACCCGCCGCATCCGGATGGTGTGCTTCTTGACCGCCTCAATGGGGTGGTCGTTGACAACCCCCTTCGACACCACGAAGAAACGGGGCTCGTGCTCCTCCCCAAACCGTGTCGGGTGTGGGCTCCCCACATACTGCACCCGGCCGACCTGTTGGGGCTTGTGAATGTCCCCGGCCAACACGGGGACGCGGGGCCACGCCCGCATCAGCGACAAGGGGGCTCCCCCCACCCCGTGCCCGTTGCTCCCCACCGCCCCCTCAACCGGTTGGTGGAGGACAATGGCGTCGCACTCCCCCACCTGCTTCCAATCCTCCTCGGCGTGGTGGGTGTAGGGCAGCATCCACCATACCTCACCACCAACGGACGCGGCCGTGGGGAGGCGGTAGTAGTGGACGTCTGCTACCTCCCGCAGGAAGTCGAAGAACGGGCACTGGTGATCGGTGAAGTCGTGGTTCCCCATCAGCACATGCACCGGGCACTCCGGTGAGGCCAGCCGACCCAACTGCTCCACCACCCGGTTCACCAAGGTGGCGGGGTGGTGGTCCTTGCGGTCGGTCAGGTCACCGGCAATAACGATGGCGGTGGCGTGGTGCTGGTCCCGGGCGTCGGCCAGTTTGGCAAACACGTCCCACCGGTACTCATCACGGGCACGGTCGGTCAGGTGGATGTCGGCGGTCACAATGGTGGTCACGTTCCCAACTCCCTCCGCCGCAGCCACTCGGCAATCAAGACGGCGTCGGCCCGGTTGTGGTCTTTCACTCGGGCGAACAAACCCGACTGTTCGGGGAACAGGTTGAGCACCAGTTTCCGTCCGGCCCCCTTGTCCCCCTTGACCTGCCCGGCGAAGACCACCTTGGTCCAAGCGTTGGGGGTCACGAGGTCGTGCCGCAACCCCACCCCGGCCAGCACACCAAGCAATTGTCCAAAGCTCACCCCAAACGTGAAGGACGAGCTGACGCCCTGCTTGGGCATGGCGTGGACCTTCTCCACCGCACCACCGAGGACGTCGTACTGGGTCTTGATGTCGTCCAGCAGTTGCACCAACCCCGGCACGTTGACGTAGGACTTGGACTTCACCTTCACCGTCGGCATGTCCCAAGCACAGCACCACCGCCCGGACTGGTCCACCACACCAACCGCCCCGGTCGTGCCGGGGTCGCAGCCAAGGTAGACCGGGGTTCGTTGCAACCTAGACCGCACCATACTTCTTCCTCGTTGGGGTGAACCGGGCAGAGATTTCGTCCCAGACGACGGACGTCGCCTCCTGCGCCTTCAGTAGGTGCTGGGCGTAGACCTCGGGGTCGGCGGTCTGCATCTTCTTTAGGTAGCTGGCGACCTTGGTGGCCGGCACACCAATGCGGTCAAGTTCTTTACAGGACACAAGGTATTCGACGCACGCCTGTAAGTCCTCGATGCCGTAGTTGAAAATAATGGGGAACTCGGCCTCGGCGAACGGGTCACCAATTTTGTTCTTCTCGCACTTAGCCATGATCTGTACACCGGTGACACGCTTGACCCCACCGGCGGTGCGTTGGAGGCGTTGCTTGTGGTTGAGCCACACTACCTGCGAGGCGTAGAAGTCCAGTGCCCGCCCGCCCATGCGTGCGGTTGACTTTCCAAACGTGACCCCGACCTTGTCCCGGATCTGGCTAACCACAAGGACCGTCGTGTTGGTGTTCCGCATCTTCTGGATCATCTGCCGGAACAGCCGGCTCAGCAGCTTGGCCTTGCCCATCCCGTAAGTGCCCGTGCTGACGTCCGCCTCCATTTCCTTTTCTTCGCTAAGCGAGTCCAAGGAAACCAGAATGAGGAGTTGGGGTTGGGGGCTCTTGCGCTTTAGCAACTCGTCCCACCTACGGAACAAGTCTTGGATTGTGAAGCAGTCTTGGGTAAAGCTGACCCGGTCAATGGGGATGCCAAGCCGGCGGGCGTACGACTCGTCGAACGCCGCCTCCGCCTCGGTGTACTCAACCAACCCTTTCGGGTACTTCTGCAAGAAACAGGCTACCGCCTCGATCATCAGTAGGGTCTTCCCGGTCGACTTATCTCCCACTACGTTACAGACCCGGCCCTCACAGTACCCGCCGCCGAGTGCTTTGTTTAGCAGGTGGCACCCGGTACTGAAGCACTCGGGCCGAGGCTCGTTGTCGAAGTAAGGTCCGGCGGGGGCCGCTGTCTTGTTGAGTTTAGGTCGTTTAGCCATAAAGGGGGTTCACGTGTTTCCACGAGGACCCCCGTAGGGGTTGGGGGTTACTTGGTACGAGGACGGGGACGCTTCTTCTTGGCGGGCGCCTTCTTCTTAGGTGGCGGCGCCGGTTCTTCCTCTTCTTCCCACTCCTCGTCCTCTTCTTCCTCGTCACCTTCCTCTTCTTCCCACTCCTCGTCCTCGTCACCTTCCTCCTCGTCCTCGTCGCCTTCCTCTTCTTCCTCGTCGCCTTCCTCTTCCTCTTCGGCCTCATCCTCCCCCTCTTCTTCCCACTCCTCGTCGCCGGCTTCACCTTCCTCTTCTTCCCACTCCTCGTCCAACGGTTCTTCCTCGACCTCCTCCTTCTTGCCCTTCTTTGACTTGCGGGTCTTGGTGTGGGTGGCGGCTTCTTCCGCCGCGCCCGGCACGGCGGCCTCGAGCTTGGCCTTGATGTGGTCGTAGTCGTAGAAGTTCAGGCACTCGGGCAAGGGGTGTTCCTGGATGAAGGACAGCCACTGCTCCTGCTGTTCGGGGTCGTCGGAGATGGGTGTGGGGTCGCGGTCCACCTTGAACCCACTGTACCGGGTCATCTTCTTCTCGCCCGACTTTTCGAACTCAATGTCGTAGCCCTCGTCCGGGTGGTCAATATAAAGCACCTCGCCGGACCGCTTGTTCTGGCACAACAGGGCCACGTCCTTATCGACCGTCCACGGCATGTCCCACAACTTAGGACCCTCGTGCTCGTTGTCCCGGTCAATTAACCACACCAAGACCCGTTTCTTGGGCTTGAGGTCGCGGACATAGCCCTCGTCCTCGTTGTCCCGCTGGGCACGAAGCAGTTCTTCCGCCACCGGGTCCGGCTCGTTCTTCATTTTGGAAAGAGACAGGTACTTGTCGCCCTCCGGACCGATATTGTAATTGAGGTAGATGTCGGTGCCGTAGTGTTCGGCGTCGTCAAACGTGGGGGGCAGGATGCGGAGTCGGTTAGTGGACTTGACCTTGTACAAGGGCAGGCCGTCCACGAAAATACTGTCGAACCCCCCGCCCTGCTGTTCGGCGCGCTGGCGGACCTTGCCCGGTTCCCGTTTCTTGTACTTGAACCCGGTAGGCCGGGCACTGGAGCTGGGCTGCCGCCGCTTCTTCTTCGCGGGGGCGCTAGCGGGACGGGTCTTCTTCTTGCGAGTTGCCATGATTATTATCTTTCTGCTTGAGGTACTGGGCCAGCATACGACTAGCCCGTCTGCGGTGGGACCACTGCCGGGCACTGTGCCAAGCAGCGGATACGAGCCACGCCATGTAATATACGCACAGGGCGGTGACAGGGATCAGGATGACGATTAGAACGGGGTTCATTGGGACCGCTGGCGGCGCTGCTCCGCCATCTTTCTTTTGATTTCGTCGGCGTCTTTTATTTCTGGGTGGAAGGTCACGCCGGTCTGTTGGTAGTGGCCGGTGACGTGCAACTGGACCAAGTCCCGCAGCACACTCCCCCGCTGGCGCCACGCCTCACGCAACCCCTCCCACCGCATCGCATCGGCGGTGGCCTGTTTGTATACGGTCCGGCAGTCGATGTACTGGGGGTCCTGCTCAACCAACAGGGTCGCGGCCTTGTCCGTAACCTTGTCCTCGGCGTTCTTGTAGTAGGTGAACAGCCGGGCCTCTACCTCCTTCTGAAGTTCCCGTACACCGTCCCGCACGTTAATGGACCACGCCACCCGGTCCGCCACGTCGGCGAAGTAGGTGGGCTGGCGGACAAGCTCTTCGTCAAGGTTGTCCTTGTCGATGCGTAGCAAGTCCCGGTGTCGGTCCAGTTCGGCGTCCCCCACCCGCTGATCGGTGGGGTAGTCAACCTCCTTGGCCTTGGGCTTGCGTGGGGCTTGTTTAGGTGGGTCCTCTTCTAGGGGTTTGTCCGCCGGAGCCTTGGTAGGGGGTTTAGCCGGTGTGGTGGTCTTGGGTTTGCTAATACGGGGTCGAGGCATAGGTTTACTCCAGGAGGAGGTCCCCAAGACTCACCATCAGGGGGGCGAGGGTTGGGGACTGGGGGTAAGGGGTACCGGTCACAGACAACACGGATAAGAACCACGACGCATCCCGGGGGGACTTGGCGCCAAGCAGGCACTTGTAGAAGTACCCTTGGATCTGGTACCGGGCACTCTCCGCCGGGCACTCGATCTTGCTGGCCGCCGCGATGGCCTTGGTAATGGGAACAGGCCCCCGGACCAACAGCCGACACAAGTCAATGACCGACACATCGCCATCGGCACTGACCCCACCGATGGCGCTGGCCGCGGCCTTGGGGTCCTTGGCACCCATCACCACGGACAGCATCTTTAGGGCCATGCGGGGGCTGCCCTCGGCACGGGTGGCCACCAACCGGAGCACGGACATCGGGGGCTTGGCCTTCTCGGCCACGCACACCCGCTTGAGTAGGTCTAGCAGGTGGTCCTTGTGGACGAGCTTAACCTCAAACAAACTGCACCGGGTGCGGATCACTTGGGGGACCTTGGCCGGCTCGGTGGTGCAGAAGAACCAAAACAGGTGCTTCGGCGGTTCCTCAATTGCCTTTAACAAGCTATTCCACGCCTGCTTGGATAACCCGTGGGCCTCGTCCACAATGACCGCCCTGTTCCCACCGCCGAACGCGTTGTACTGGGCGTTGTCCGCCACCTGACGCATGGCATCGATCCCCGTGTTGCGGGCCGCGTCCACCTCGGTGATGTTCTTCCCAGCGTCCAACCCGTGAGCCAGGATGCGGGCCAAGGTGGTCTTCCCGCACCCACTGGGGCCGTGGAAGAGTCCGGCGTGACTGTTGCGTTTGGTGATGAGGGCCTTGAGGCCGGGCATCATGTGGTCCTGCCCTACCACGTCGGACAGTTCTTGGGGGCGGTACTTGACGGCGAGATCGTTGCTCATGGGGTACTCCTAGTCAGTTCACTATACGGGGATCAGGTTTAAGACCAAACAGGTCTCGGGAGTTGTACGTTCCAGCGGATGTCATGGCGTACCAGTTGGGGCCACATTCCACCTCAACACTGATGGGGACGATACCGGCCCACTCGTACGGCACCGCCACCATCTCCTCTACAATCTCTTCGATGGCTTGGTCCTTCTTTGCTTTCGGGACGATGAACGTCAAGTCGTCGTGGATGTTAATGTTCGCTTGTAGGTACGGCTTGTCTTGGTAGTGAGCCCGCTTGGACAACCGGTAGAAGGCGTTGCACAAGATTTCCGCCGCCGTGCCTTGGATGGGGGCGTTCACCAACTCGTTTGGACTCATGGGCGCCCGGCGGAGCCGGCCGGTCAGGCACGCGACCGCGTGGTGCTTGCGGTAGTGCTTTTCTAGACCACCCTGCCACCGCTTCACACCGCTGTACTCCCGCCAGAAATCGTCAAACAGTGGGGACAAGATGGGTTCGGGGATCTGGGTGTTGCGGCTAATACTCTTGAGCTTGGCGTTGAAGAACGCCGGGAACACCCACTCGTTCTTGATAGCGCTCCGCAGGTCTTTCATGGACCCGTTGAACCGCAGGGGGAGGATCTTTGGGTACGCCTCTGCCACCCGCTCGGCCCAGCTCATATGGATGTCAAAGTCCGTCCACAAGGAACGGCAGAACGCCTTGTCCATGCTGGCCATCGCGATAACCCGTGCTTCAATCTGCCCGTAGTCAGCGCTGATAATGACGTGACCCCGTGGCGCACACACCATCTTCCGCAGGGGACGCAAGTCCTTGTTCCGCTTGGGGTAGTTGTGGAGGTTGGGTTGTTCGCTGGACAGCCGCCCCGTGTCGGTAAACGTGGTGTTGAACGTGGTGTGGACCCGGCCGTCCGGCCACACCACCGCGTCGGGGTTGTCTTTCAGCAGCGGTTGGATGTAAGTGCTTAGCATCTTACTTGACTGGCGGTAAGAGATTATTGCCTCTCCCAACTCACCCCCCACACTGCGGAGCACCTCGGCATCGGAGTTCTTAACCCGGTGCCCCATATACTTGAGCAGCTTGGTCACGTCCTTAGGACTAGAGGGACTGAACCGTGACCGCTTGCTAAACGACTTGACCGACGGGTGAGCGAGGATCTGCTTTTCCCGGTCGGCGAGTTCCTGCTTCCACTGGGTCTCCTGTCTCCGCACCTCCGCCTGCCGGATAGGAAGCCCGCGGTGCTGGGCCAGCACACACGACAGGACGCGGGGGAGCTGCTCCTTGAGGTACACCCCGGTCAAGTTCTGTTCTTTTAGCCGGCGGGCCTGCACCGTGTGAAGCAGGTCGGTGTACTTGGTGTCGAGTGCGTTGTACCGCAACACCCGCCCGAGGGGCGCGGAGGCAAGTTTGGACCGGTCGAGTTCGGACTTCCCCTTCAGCTGCAACCCGAGGTTCTGCCGGCAAAGGAAGTCGAGTGAGTGACGCTGCTTGCGGTGGTCCAGCACATAGGCCTGTTGCATGGTGTCCCGCCACCGGCCCGCGTGGACCACGTCCTTGCCGAGGTACTTAATGAACCACTCCAGCTCCATCGACAGGTTTTGGGCGGTGACCCGTGTCGACAGGCAGGTTTCTTTAAGCTCGTCCAGGATGGTGTCCCTGTCCCGCTTTGACCACCCCGCTTCCCGGTGCCCCACCGCGAACGCCATTGTCCGGCGGTAGGTGCCGACGGCACAAGTAAGGAGGGTGGCGTCGGAGCGGTAGGGGCGGAGGCAGCTGGTCTCCACGTCCACACTCACCCGGCGCTGCTTGGCGCACCACCGCAGAAACTGGACCACCCGCTTGAGGTCCCCCGCCTTGGTCCCGTCCACCAAAGTGATCCCGTCAATGAGTTCCTTTTCCGTTGCCCCGTAAACACGGGCCGGGCTGCGGGTAG